TAGTCAAACCCGAAATTACATATTCTAAATTCATTATTTTCTTACCGCTAATTGCATAAACTCATTTCTAAGTCTTCCATCATCAAAGAAAGCTCCACCTAGTTTTGATGTAGTCATACCTGATTGTTGATCTCCGATACCTCTTGACTTAACACATAAATGTTGAGCTTCCATCAGTACTGCTATGTCGTCTGTACCTAGTATATACTGTAAAGCAAAATATATTTGTTCATTTAATCTTTCTTGTACTTGAGGTCTTCTCGCGAAGAAATTAACAATTCTATTCAATTTAGAAAGTCCTACAACTTTGTCTTTCGGTATGTAAGCTACTTGAGCCACACCATTAAAGTTTACAAAGTGATGTTCACATAATGAATGAAAAGTAATATCTTTCTGTATTACCATTTGATTATATTTCATCTTGTTATCGAATGTAGTGATCTTCGGAAATCTGTTATAAGATAATCCATAACACAATTCACTAACAAACATCTTCGCGACTCTATCTGCTGTACCACCGATTGAATCATCTTCACGATCTAATCCTAATACATCAATAACTGTCTCCATATTGTCACGAATCAATTCAATTTTTTCTGATTCGTTCAATTTACTTTCTAATATCGGTGTTTCGACACCATTCGATATTAGATATTCTTGTACTCTTTTACCAAGTAATTTATCTGTTTTCATAATTTATATTTATCCAATTCAAAATACCTCGGACTTTTGTCCAAAGCGTTAATAATATCAGTATCTTCTTTTCCTCTATAACCACCGTTATAGATTGAAGTCAATACATTCTCTAACCATGGAGAATCCCATGGATTTTTCTTCCAATACCCTTGAGTATCTATTCCATTGTTTTCAAGTGAAACCCATTTTCTAAAACAAGCTTTACATTGACCACAATGTTGTTCTTCACCTTCATAACATGAATAAGATGTTAGAAGATATAATTGATTACCACCGAAAGTAATATATTCATTTACTAAATCAGTTTTTGTTCTGTCTTTGAAAGGTGAACTAATAGAAAATCGTCTTTCTTCTGTCCAATGTTGTGCCTGCCACATATGATTCAATAAGTCTTCCATTCTTGTATAGAACTTTTCATCTTTATCGAATGATCTATCTCCATGTACAGAACCTAACCATATTGTTTCACCGAAATGAGAAGCTAGTAATGTAAGATGAGCGTTTCTGTTCGGAATGATCGCGTCGTCCCTTTCAAAAATACCTAAGTCAATTACATCATCAAGATTGACTAATTTAGATTCATCAATACCGATTGAATCAAAAGTCTTTCTTTCAGTCTTATCATAATTAGAATTCATACTAATGTTTAAAAGTACATCAGGTTTCATCAAGTGATTAATTATAAGACTGTCTTGTCCACCACTAAAGAGAAGTACAGATTTACCTCTGACTTTTTCTTTATTGTCTGTTATCATTTTCATGTCGCTTTCCTTAGTCTATAAAATTTATGTAAACCGTATACACTTAATGAGAACCAAAACACTTCGATCACCATACTAGCTAAGTTCCAATTATATAATAAACTTACAGTTACTAGTATCGCTACAATCATATTGTTAAAACTATACCAAAATCCTTTAGGATCTATTCTATCAAATTGAAGTAAAGCATAAGTACTAATTAATAAAGCGACTCCAACTAAACCAATAATATCCGGTATTCCTATATCAACCATAAGCTATCGCTCCCACTAAAAATCCAAAGTAAAAAATAAAGATATCAAAAAAGAAATGCATCGCGAATGATAACGCGAATATCTCTTTCCAATGTATCTTACAAATATCAAATTTATCTTTGATCCATTCTATAATTCTATTCATTATGTTCCTATTTGATTTCCAAAAATGTAACAATGAACTCTTGCTGATACATTGTACCCTCTATCCATTGTTTGTATTGTTATGTCTTTCGCGACTTCATCTTGTGATTCTTCTGTTGCACCTACAGGCATAATCCATATCGGATAGTCAACACCCGCGTCTCTAAACTTAATGATTGATTCTTCAATTTCATTCCAAGCTTCGTCTGTACCATTACATACAAATTTTAATTGACCAATATCTGATAAGTCATGATACTGTTTAACTACTTCTGGTTGAATACCTTCTTTCTCACCAGCGACACTCCATAGTTTCGGACTGACTGAAAAGAAAAATTCTACTTCTTCTTGTATACTTTGTAAATAATTAGTTAAGATCGGATCAAGACTTCTTGTACCATTTGTTTCCCATGTAATATTAGTGAAACGATTTCTTCGACCTAACAGTCTTTCCATTTCTGTTAGAATCTTTACTGTATTCTTCTGTGCTGCTTTCATCAAAGGTTCACCACCTGTAAAAGCTATATGTGTATGTCTATCATACATTTGATCATATAATCTTTTCGCGACTTCTTCACAAGTTTCATTCTTTTGAATCTTCGCGAACTTCTTACTCCAAGAATAAGATGAATCACAACCATATTTCCATACAGGTAAGTCTTCTACATTTTTTACATCAATAAGATCAAAATCTTTGTATGGTAATTGATATGTTGAAGGATCAGTCGGATCATCTTGTCCGAATCCATTACACTCTAAATTACAACCAAAGAATCTTAACCAAGTTGTTGGTACACCTGTGTAGTGACCTTCACCTTGTATACTCTTAAAAATTTCCGAATACAGCACTGTTACTCCCGTGTTCAAATACTTTAACTGATCTTACTTTAACTCTATCGTCTTCGAAATGTAGTTGACAAAAGTTAAATACTTCTTCCGCGAACGCTTCACAACCTACATTGTCTAATACTCTTAAATCAATTAGATTAAGATTCTGTAACATTAAAAATGTTTCATACTCCGGATCATCATGAGCTATTACAGTTGTATGATCAAAAGTTTCTTTTAGATATTTCTTTAGTAATCCTAGATCACCGAAATCAATAACCCAATTTTGTTTATTTAATGTTGAAGACTCGAATGTTATTTCAAATCCTAACGCGTATCCATGAATCAGATTACAATGAGAGTCTGCTCTCCATTGTCTGAATGCACATGAATGACCTGTCTCATTACCATATGTTTTTACAACTCTATATGGTCTTAATTCTGTTCTTTCTCTATATTTCAATTTAATTTACACTCCATCATTAATTCAGTCATACATGCTACCATGTTAACTTCTTGATCTGCTACAAACGCTGACTTATATGTGTAGTCACTCAATATTATTATTGCTTGAGGTACACTACTGTTTTCCATTCTAGTAAACAATGAGTCATATATTTTTCTGTATATCGCTTGTGGATCATTATGTATATTTAGCGCTACCCATTTTCTCATTTTTGAGAACTCTTTGTCTCGAATAAAACTCAAGACTTCTTGTAGAGACTCATCATCTAAGTTCGCGAGAACACCACTATCAATCTTACCAGACGCTGAATACTTCTGTAATTCATTTAGAACTCGTCTAAAGTCCGGAAAGAACTTCTGTACTAACTCTACAACTACTTGTTCATTATAATCTATACTTTCAGTTTTAAGAATATGTAATATTCTTTGAAAGATACCACCTGCTATAGTTGGTTTCTGACTTGATTCAATCGTAAAATCAATAACACTACATCTTGAATGTAATGGTGAGATAATTCTATTTTTATAATTACAAGTAAATATGAATCTACAGTTCTTAGAAAATTCTTCTATGAATCCTCTGAGAGCTGGTTGTGTTGATTGAGGATTTAGATAATCTGCTTCATCAAGAATCACAATCTTCGGACCACCACCTAATGATACTGTAGACGCGAACTGTTTAATCTTAACTCTGAGAGTATCAATGTTTCTTTCTTCTGAACCATTGATCATTACAAAGTCAGCGTCTAATTCATTACATAGTGCTTTCGCGACTGTAGTTTTACCTACACCTGCTGTACCACATAATAGTAGATTCGGTATTTCTTTGTTGTTTACAAAATCTTGAAATATCTTTTTTGTTTCTGTCGGTAGAATACAATCATTGATAGTTCTAGGTCTGTATTTTTCAACCCATAAAAAATCTTCTTTCATTACTAAGCTTCATTATAAGTTGAATCAGGTTCCAAAGCTATAAAGTATTCTACAGCGATATCTCTGTTAGTAAAGTGAGCGATTCCTTTTGATGATACAAAGACTGTATAGTTACCATTAAGAACTTTAATGTTTTCCATTCTTAAGAACATTTCAAAAGTTGATCCGTTACCCTCTGCCACAGTTCTACTGTAAACATTAGATGTCGCGTTCTTTTTGTCTTTGACTGTTAATTGAACTGTTGTACCATCACTAGAAAGTACCATGTCTGGTAATGATAATACAGAAGAAGCTTTGAGTAAACTTCCAAGTACATCTTCATCAAGATCAAAACTGATCTCAGGTTCAGGCATTGTAATATCTTTCTGTGGTGATATAACCATTTGAGGATCAGCGTAGTAATAAGTTACTGAGTTATCTCCTTCTGTAACATTCACATTATCACCATTGAAATTGAAGTCAGGAGTATCGAATAATGATACTGCTCCAAGATATTCTGATAGATCATAGATTGAATGTTCTGTATCGAAGGTTTCGTCTACGACTGCCTTCGCGAAGATATTCTTCATTGCTGATACAGTTGTTAGTTCATTACCGGACTTAACTGTAATCCCGGAATTGATTGTTGAAAAATTATTCAACAATTTTAGTGTGTTTTCACTTAGGTTCATTTGATTCACTTTCTCCATTATTTAAATCATGCACATGAAGTGCTATTATGCCATAATGTAAAACTTTCATTAAGTCTTTACGATTATAACCTTCTTTTTTACCATAGCGTTGAGCATATTTGAGAATGTTTCCTATACAGAACCCTTCTCCATGTCCACCGTCTATTATAAACTCTGTTGCTTGAAAATTATTAGCTGAGTAATGTTGACCATAAGTACTTTTGATATATAAATCAAGTTCTTTGATAATTCTATCTTCTGAATACTTAAAGTCAATTTTTTCTTTTCTAAATAATTTCAAACTCATACATCTATTATATCAGCATTTGCTGTCCTGTCAAGTTTCTTTCTGTCGTATTTTGTTCGATCTTTTTGTACTTGAGTTTTAGCGTGTGCTGGTGTTTGTTTTCTCACTTTGACATCAGGTTTTTCTTTGCCGAAGATTTTTTCCCAATTATCTTGGTAATCTGTATTCGACTCTGGTCTTCTTTTTGACCCTTTACCTCCATGCCACTTAGTCATTAGTTTAAGATATCATCATATCCTACTGTATAGAATACTGTTATCTCCTCATCTTTTTTGATTGGTCTAATTGTATATAATTCTCTTTGATCACCATGATGATAATGAATATTTTTATTGATGAAACAATTAGGATTATCTGAATGATTGATAAAACCACCAAGAGGTGTTCTAATCCAATCGTGTCTGTTAGACTCCCATATATGAGTTTCTCCAATAAAGATACCAGCTTTCAAGTCTTCTGTTGCATAGAGACCTAAACCATGTATCTTTGATTCTTTAATTGTGACTTCTGGTATCAGAGGTCTGTAGTGATGTGATCCAAAATCTTTTTTCATTTCGTGTACCATGTTGGTGTTGGTCTGTTTTTCCAACTACAAAAGTGAGACTTCTCACCCATGTAATAATTTCTGTAAGCTTCAATAGTATCTGTAGACTTGTATTCGTCTGGCATACATTGAGGTGGGTTTGTTCTTCTTTGATTTATCATTGGAATGTTCAGAGGTGGTTCTCTTAAAACTTCTCTCAATTTTAAATCTGTAGTATGAACTTTCTCATACCTGTATGTGTATTCTTCACATAGTTCTTCAAATAGATTAAACATCCATTTATAATTGTAGACATTTTCTCTTACCCATTTTGTACTTGGGTGATTAAGATGTGCTTGTTTGTACATAAACAAGTTATCACATTTATCATTTCCATCTAATGCTCTGTGAGCTGTACATAACATTTGAGCTGATTCTAAAATCATTTTAACACAATGTTTATCGTTATGCATCTGAGCACAGACTAATGGTTCTTCATGTAAATAAAATATATTCATCTTTTAAAGTTTAACTCCTGTTGCCAATTCTTTTTATTACTTTCATAACATGGACTATTTAACTGACATACAATCAATCTACCACCGTCCATATCCAATCTAATACTGTCTGATATAAAAGTACCACCATTAACATCATGTACAATAGCTTCTATTGAACCTGATTTATCTTCTGAATGTAAGTTCTCAATCAGTTCTATGAGTTCTTCTTTCCTCATAGTTTTTGAATTTGTCTAAGAGTGGTTGTTACTTCTTTCCAGGTAAGTCTACCTAGAACATCTTCTGTAATTGGTGTTGAGTAATCTATGTTACCATCAGCATCTAATACAGCCAATTCCCATAACCCTAGTTTACCACCATAACTATGTTCGTGTCTTATAACACTAGCACCCATGTTGTTGTCAAATTGATAGAGTTTTTGAACTCCACCGAATGTATCATTTGTCTCATAACAAAAGTCTTCTAACATTCTACTCATAATAATATCCTCATTTAAATACATAATAATTCTCAAATTGGTGGAGGTAATAGGGATCGAACCTACGACCTACTGGTTGCAAACCAGTCGCTCTCCCAACTGAGCTATACCCCCACTGGAGCTTGAGATAGGAATCGAACCTACGACCTGATGATTACAAATCAACTGCTCTACCTACTGAGCTACTCAAGCGTTTAGTTTTTCGTGACATTTTTCACAAAACTCTGGATCAACCATTACTAATTGATCTTTAATCATACTTGGTCTACCTGAAAGATTGACTGCTACATACATATGTACATCATCTTCAATATAGACACCACACTTAGAACATTTACCTGGTCCGAATTGTTCTTTAAATTCAATCGGAGCCATCAGTAAATCAGTTCTAAAAGTTCTTCATACATAGTTCTAAATTGTTCTTTAGTCATATAAGGTTTTTCTTGTTTCATTGAGTTCTTCATGTAAACATTATATGCTTCGTCTAATTGTGTTTCTAAGTATAAAATCATAATTCAAAAATTGGCGGGATGGAGATATGCGTCATACTACAAGAGTAATGAGGTAAATTGTTCTCCTTGTATAGTTGTATCTCCTGTCCCTGCCCGAGCTCATTGGCCCCTATTATTGTCTTTAATATATTTTTGATATCCCTCGTAAGCTAAGTACCCGAATAGTACCCATAGTCCTACATTAATTATGAACTCTATTGAGAACATAGGAAACCAAAATAAATTGTATAAAAATTCTACCATTATTTAAACCTCTGATAAATTACTATCGCGATGATAGTAAAAAATGTAAATGAAAAAATTGTTCCAGCTACATTCGCACCACCTGTATATGGTACTGTTGAATTTAGTGTAGTAATTACCCAATCACTTTCCCACATTAGTTACTCTCCCTTACATATTGTTCAAGTAAAGCATCACCTACAAGTTGTGTACCCAATATTATTGTTTCACCTGTAGATGTAATCTCTCTTTTGACTCTACCATCATTGTATTGAACATCAAGAACTGAACCATCTTCGCGACCTTTATCATACCACAATGAAGTTAGTGAATGAGCGTGTATTGATTTAACACCATTAGCCCACTCCTCAGCTTCAATTTTTAATCTTTGTTTTTCTACTCTGTCGTTAAATTGTGTCATAGTTACTATTTATTAAAATAAATCCTCGTCATTTGATGGATCATCATAATCACTCATTGATTGTGATTGTCCAGCTTGAATACCTGCTTCATACGCTGCCTGCATATTATCAGTTTCTTGTTGATATCTAAGTTGTTCTTCTTCTTCAATAGCTTCTTCATAAGCTTCGGCCTCTGCATCTACTTTAGTGTAGAGGTCTAAGAAAGTAGCTTTTGTTTCTGAATCAAACCTCGCGACACACATTTCAATCGCTTTCAATTTGTTATCAAACATTTTGTAAGCTTGAGCTATGTGAACAAGTCTTCTTGTTGAAATCAGTTCGTCAATAGCACCTTCGAAAAATGATTTTCTGATAACATCAGCCCAAGTCACTAGATTAGTAGCGAACTCGGTAGCATCTGAAACTTCAAGTTTCTCAAATTCTTTGACAAGAATTTTTTTCTCAATAGCGTTAGAAGGATATTCTTGTTCCATTGTGATTGAGAACCTTTCTAAGAAAGCTTCGTTAAGAACATTAGTTCCGATGAATCTTCCATCGTCAGAACCTTTACCTTTAGTATTCGCTGTCGCGACAACTGTAAATCCATCAGCCGGTGAAATATACTCACCAGTTTTTTTGTTTAAGTAACCTGATCCTTCGAGGATAGATTGTAAACACATAATTTTGTTAGACGCTAAGTCTATTTCGTCAATCAGAAGTACTGCTCCTTTTCTCATAGCTTTGAGAACTGGACCTTCTCTGAAAACAATGTTACCATCAATTAGAGTATTTGATCCGATTAGATCATCTTCATCCGTCTCAATCGTAACATTAACTCTGTAACATTCTCTTTTGAGTTTGGCACAGATTTGTTCAACCATCATAGTTTTACCATTTCCTGATAACCCTGTAATGAAAACCGGAAAAAACAATCCTGAATTTAGAATGTTTTTAAGATCACTAAAATGTCCGAACGGAACAAATTCTTTGATCGATTGAGGAATAACTGAAACATCATTCATCAATACATCTACTGTTCCAACAGAAGTTGGACCCACTGGTAAATCTACCACATTTTGTTGAACAGCGACACCCGCTAGTTCAAGTGAATAAGTCCCATGACCTACTCTGAAATCTTTTTTAGTAAACCAAGAAGGAAAAGGACAACCTGTCTCGGCTACCACTTTCTTGATTTGTGAAGTTGAAAATTCTGACTGACCAGGATATGTCTCCGAAGCTGCGTCAATGAATTTCTCATGTTGTGCTGTCAATTTAATCATTATATATTTACCTCTCTATTTAATTGATTATTTTTCATTATGTACATAGTATAACAAAAGTGTACCTGCGGTTACAAGTAATTTATTCATACTGCCATTTGTCCTACAAATTGATTTAAGATAACTCTCTGTAACATTTTGTTGTTACCAGATTTTACTAGAGCTCTTTTCAACTGAGCTTTAGTTGCACCTTCATCAACATTCAATTCATCTTCTTGATAGTTGATCTTTAGTTTTTTTGAATTGATCAAAATAGCTAAGTCATAAGAACCATCAGTAAATGATGTTGATAATTTGTTAAATTCTTTTGTATGTTTAGAAGCTGTCTCACCGTACGAGTTTTCTTTAGTACCACAGAACTTCTGAGCTTCCCATACAATGTCAGCACCTCTACCTTCTTTCAAGTAGAAACCTATAGTTCTGACACCAGTTGTTTCTTTTACCCATTCTAAAAGTCCATGAGTTACTCTGTCATGATTTTTATCAACTGAGAATGTTCTGTTAAACTTTTTGTCAACTAAGTTTCTGTTACGACCTGAACCGAAACAAGAATGACTAGCACCATCAGTTAGTGTGATTAAACTACAAATATCTAAGTTATAATTAACTTTGAAATCTCTAATGAAATCTCTCATAATAACAAGTGAATGATCTAATGGAGTACCACTTAGATTTAAATTAGAAGGTGTTGACCATCTTCCATCATGATCTACTGACTCATCACCGTAATAATCATATCTACCTTCGATTGACATAGCTAGTTGTAACCAGTTTTCCATACTTCTGTTAAATTCAGAATTAGTCATTGTGTCGTTGAAAATTTCTAGTAAAGCTACATCACCGATACTCCATTGTCTTTCATTAGTCTCAGCTTTTTTACCATACATTTTTGTTTCTTGTTCTTCTCTGATTTGAGTTTCTATTTGTCTTCTAGTTTCTTTGTATTCTTTTGAATCATATTCGAATTTTTCACAAGCTTCATAAACTCTGTTATAACTTCTACTGTAACCATCTGAGAAAGCAAATAGTCTGAAAGGTATCTGTAATCTTCTACAGAACATTGAAAGTAAAGATGCTTGTTCTACAGTTGATTGAACTGTACCATGCATTGAACCTGACCAATCAAGTAACATTACAACACCATGATTTTTACCTTCTGGAATAATTTCAACTCTATTGAAAATATCATCTTTCAATTTAAACAAGTGAAGTTTGTTCATATCAAGTTCACCTGACTTTGAAGACCAGCTTCTGTTATAAGCAGCGGCCGCTTTCTTCATTTCAAATTCTTTTACCATGTATCCGATAATTTTTTTGTTATCATCTTGAAACTTTTTAGTATAAGCTTTGATCGGATCCCTATCTAATTTATGACCTTGAAAATCAGGTTCTGAAATATGTTTGTCAATTTCTTTGTAATCAACAATATAATTTTTGTATTTGATTTTGTCTTCTACAACATAGTATGAAGGTTCATCATAATATTCTGTTTGTTGAACTAGTTGATCTTCATTCTCTCTGAATGATTCGTCAGTAGTTGACTTGTTCATTTCATTTTGAAGTTTTTCAGAAGTTGATTCACTACCATCTTCTGATTCTTCATCTGATTCTTCGTTAGAAGTTTGTTCATCACTTTCAGATTCTTCACCATCAGAATTTTCTTCTGAGTCTTCGTCTGATTCACCTTTCGCGTCTGAACCATCTGAATCTGATTCAGATTCTTTTTCTTCAATTTCTACAGTAAATGAATCACCACTTTGTTGATCATCATCTTCTGGACCTTCTTGTTCTTCCAATTGATCTAACAAGTCTTCAAGTTCTTGTTGAGTCATTGAAGCTATTTCTTCGTCTGTTATATCTTTTTGTCTCTCAAAAAGTTCAAGAGCTAACTCCATAACTTCTTCGAAAGTGTTTAGATTTTCACATCTTTTGATATAAGGTGTTTCTTCTTCATTGAATTCAATCATAGTTGTTGAACCAATTTTAAAGAAAAGATTAATTCTGTCGATTAGATTTAATTCATTTAAGTTTTTACCTCTGATACCAAAGAAGTCTTGATTAGCTAATTCTCTGTACCCAGCATAGAATGATCTTCTCAATCCAGGATATTTAGCTTTGATCATTTTCTCAATTCTACAATCTTCGATAACATTCAAGTATCCTTTGAAGACCATACCTTTATCAGAAACAGCACCATGCCATCCATCGGCCGGAGTATTAATAGCGTGTCCTACTTCATGACCCATGAATAGATCATAGAGTTCAGGACTCATATCTTCTTTAAGAATAGGACATACTAGTGTTCTATTTTTAACATCAAAGTAAGCTGTTGGAACATTTTTGTGTAAAACATTAATGTCTTCTGTAGCCATCAACTTAGCTAGTAAGTCTTTATTTGTATTTTGAATCTCAATCATTTATATAGTATATCAAAAGTGTACCTGCGGTTTCAACCGTGTGATTAAGGTCTTGACATAAGATCATCAAAAACTAAGTCTATTAAGATGTCTCTTTTAGCATCCATATCCGTAGGAAGAACTTTCTTACCTCGGCCGAATAGAGCTTTCTTAACATCATGATCAGACATATTAGCGACAGTATCTATCGCGTTATCTGCTATTTGGTCGTTTATAAAATGTGACATATTTACCTCTTTATTTTTCATTATGTACATAGTATAACAAAAGTGTACCCGCGGTATCAACTACATAAATTCAAACCAACTTGTGAGAATGTATTTTGTAGTCTTAGATTGAAGACCACAATGATAAAATGGTAGACCTGCTGGCCAGATAGCTACTGAACCGACTTTTGGTGTGATAGCTGTACCTGCCATTGGAAATATTGTTTGACCACCTTCTTCTACATCATTTAAATAAACTATTAGTGCTAGATACTTTTTATAGTGATCTCTACCTGACTCTACATGAACAGCAGGATATCCTTTGTCTGAGGGTAAATATCTTTGTATTTGTAATGATCTGAACCCTGTACTGTAAATATCAGTTAAAGGTCTATCGTGAGGTTTATAATCATCATGACATAATGAATGTAGATAATTCTCGTAATCAGAACCTAATGGATATAATCTTTCAAATAGTTCGTTTTTGTAGTCTACTGCTTGGGCTCTTTTATCACCGATAAGTTGCATTTCGGTGGTCTGTTTCCTATGATCATCTGTCCGGAATGTATATTCAGTACGGTCAAAGTATGTACATAAATCCATACACCAATCACTACAGAAAACATTTTTATATACTTTAATACATTCTGATAAGTGAGAATTGTTTGATCTATGTAACTCATAGTGTAAGTCCATTACAATGCAAAACGAGCCTTAAACTTCTCTTTACCTCGTCTTCTCATTTTTTGAATTTTTTTAGCTTTCTCAAACGCTCTTTGTCTTGTGAATGGTCCGACTCTATCTATAAAAAGGATACCATCTAAATGATCTAGTTCATGTTGAAATACTCTAGCTGTTAGACCATCTAAAGATTGTTTCTCATCTTCACCTAATTCATTCTGATATGATACTACAATTTCAGCTGGTCTAACTACTCTAGCGAATACATCTGGTATTGATAAACAACCTTCTTCCATAGTATTCATATTCTCTGAAAAATCTTCAATCTTTGGATTGACACATACTAGTGAGTCTTCTTTCTTTTCACCTCTCATAGCAAACACTCTAACATCATGTCCAAGTTGATTAGCTGAGACACCAAGACCTGACTCTAACCACATAGCGTCAATTAGTTCTTCTTTCAATTTAAAGATTTCGTCTTTTTTAAAATCAAAGTCTCTTGTTGTTTTTCTTAATTGTTTTTCTGTTTTTACTATCATACTATTTTACTAAAGTTGTTGGTCTTTTCAAACTCAATTATGTTATTAAATTTCTCATTCATACTTTCACCTTTATGTGAAATAATAAATGTGTTTGTATTATCATCTAGTGTATGTAGTATCTTCAAAAATTCGTCTGTACCACCTTCATCAAGTGAACTATCGAATACTTCGTCAAGAATTAATAAGTTAGTATTAACTGAGTTCTTTAACTTAGCGATTGATCTCCAAGTAAATAGTAATGATAAATCAATTCTCATCTTTTCACCTTCACTAAATGATGAATATGAAAAATTATCTCTGTATCTTGACTTAATCTGTTCATTGAATTCTTCGTCAAGTTCGAACTGAACAAAGAACTCCATACTCGCGAGATACTTATTGATCAACTTATTCATAATAGGTAAATACTGTCTTATGATCTTAGTTTTGATACCACTATCTCTGAGTAAGATATCAGCTAGTTCATGATAATGTTTTTGTTCTGAAGCATTCTGTTCCATACCTTGTAGAACTTCTAAAGCTTTTCTGTACTTTTCTAAAGTTTCTTTATCGTGTTCTGTATGTTCTTGAGCTTCTAATTCATTAATCTGTAATTGTAATTTATTGATATACTTTTCATTTGTATCTATAAGATTTTGTTCTTGTTGAATCATTTTCTGAGATTCAGCTAGTTCTTTATGTACTTCATTAATTTCTTCAAGTCTTGTATTAATTCTTTGTATAGAATCACTATAAGTTGTAAGTCTTTGATCTATTTCTTTGATGTTAATTGATCTATCAGATACTATGTGATCTTTATGATCTGATTCAATGTCTTGTTTACAAGTCGGACATTCATCATTATTATCATAAAATTCTAGTTCTTTGATAAATTTTCTTCTCTCATTTTCAAACTCTTTTTCGTCACTCAACATTTTTTGAAGTGATTGACGAACAGCGTCTTCGTCTGATATTAGATTCATACAAGTCGCGACATTAGCCATATCAGCTCGTATGTTTGTTTTATATTCTATTGTCTTTTCTTCATGTTCATTAATATCTTTTGTAAGTTTACTAATCATTTCTTCACGATTTTCTTCTAATCGTTTCATAGCGTCTTCTTGACTTTGAATCTTGTTTTCACCGATTTTGATATTTGTTTTTATCTCGTTGTATTCATTTCTTAATGTAGATGATCTCTGTCTAAGACACTCTTTCATTACTGAAAATATTTGAATATCAAGTATGTCTTCTATAATCGCTCGTCTTTCAGGTGTGTTTAACTGCATGAAAGGTGTGAATGTTGATGAACCTAATACAACAACTTGAGTAAATGATTTATAGTTAAGTTTTAGAATCTGTTGTTCTAAGATAGCTTGATAATCTCTTACAGACGCGTCTTGATGTAACATTTTACCATCACGATATATTTCAAACTTGTTAGGTTTGATACTTCTCATTACTCTATACTGAGTCCTACCGATTTGAAATTCAACTTCAACACAACATTGTTTTTCATTAATAGAATTAACTAATGCTGTCTTTGGTATCTTTCTAAATGCTCTACCGAATAATCCAAATGTTAACGCGTCAAGAAGTGTTGACTTACCTGAACCATTAGCACCGATTATTAATGTAGTCTTCTTTCTCGATAAATCTATTTCTGTAAACTCATTACCTGTAGAAAGAAAGTTTTTATATCTTACTTTACGAAATTTTATCATATCCTAATTTAATATATCTCTCTTGGTAAATTATAGCGTTTTTTAAACTAACTCTCATATGTGAAGTCATTTCTTGTTGAGACGCTTCGTAAGACTCGTATATTCTACAAGTACCATCTTCGTTTGTTGTGAATTCTATTGTATGACCTTCATTCGTCCATGTACCATCTATAATCATGATACTATTTTTGGACCTGGGGGAGTAATTATGGAACTGAAAGCATCTTGATATTGATTTTTCAATTTTTGTTCAGGATCAACTGTCCATACGATATTGTCAGGATTAAGTGTAATATTACCTTCTCCAAGAATATTGTAAGGATACAAGTTGACTTTAGGTCCAGCACCTTCTTGTGCTTGTTGATGAATGAAAAGAGGATTCTCTACTTCATGTGTTTCTTCATTATAATCAGCGATTATCATCTCAGCTGTTATTAGTTGTATTATTTTTATCATACTAAAATATCAAGACTTTCTGTATACAATGATCTCATCAATGTATCTAATTTAGTCTTGTCTCCATCTATGTTTAAACTGTCAATATGTTTTGTAAGTATTGTTAAAGTATCCTCAGCTTCTCCGACTAATTCATCTTCATTTAGAATGTCTAAATTACTATGATCTTCTACAACTTTAAGATCAGCTGGACTCGCCTTCGTCAATTCTTCCATAAACACATCAAACCAGTAAGGTTCATTTTTATCCGTAACTATAACTTTCACGAATGTATCTTTTAAATAACTAAAATCTTTTTTCTTAATAGTCATTAGTGTTTCATTTGTATCGTTGTAAAATACTTTATGAAACATTTTTAGAGGATTTTGTATAGCCTCTATCTCTCTTGTCTCTGTATCAAAGACATGAAAATGTTTATCATCACCAAAGTCATTCCATGTGAATTCCATTTGTGAACCGAAATATCTAATATTACCTAATGTTGATTTATGATGAAAATGACCAGAGAAAACTCCCTCGAATCTTTCAAACCATGATTGTGGAGTACCACCACCATGAAAATGACCAGGACTCATCATACCACCATTTACTTCTAAATGTGACATAACAAAAGGTGCTGTTGTTAATTGTAAAAATTCTTCTACTTCTTCTTCGTTTTCTGAGTTAATCCAAGGTAGTAAAGCTATCTCTAAACCATCATAATCTTTTGTTATCGGATCTTTGTATACATTTACATTATCGAAATTAAGAAGATAATCAGGACTATTTAAATCATTAGTAGATTTAAAGTAGATATCATGATTACCAACAATCAAGTCCATAGTAATCCCTCTTTGTCTCATAGGTTCTATGAAATGTTCATAGTTTTTATGAAGTGAATAGAAATTTACATCTCGTCTTCTGTCGAAGTAATCTCCAAGATGTATAATGTTTTTGATGTTGTGTTTATCTAAGTACGGAAAGAAGATTTCATTATAGAATCTCCCTTGGTACTCTGCAAACATTTGATTGTTATTACGAACTCCACAATGAGTATCGTTTAGCAAAGCTATTTTCATAATTTATTCGTCTACTTTTTTCTTCTTAGACCCGCGAGGTTTGTAGTTTATCGGATTCATATTCTCTTGTAAGAAGTCAACATAAGAGTTGTTCATACCTGTCGTATTTCCATCCATCGTGTCAAAAGTATCGAACATGACCCCAGCTTGTTCTATACTTCTTTGTTTAATCGCTGCTTGTTTCTTTTCTTTATGAATTCGTCTGAGAAACGCGAAATAAATGATCTGAGTTACATAAGCAAAAGCGTTTTGAGATTTTTCTTCATTAAAGTTCTCAATGTATTGTAAACAATTTTCAATACCATCACATATCATTTCATCTCTATATGAATAATTGATAAAGTTAGGTTTAGTAGATAGTCTAGTAGCGATCTTGTAAATACATTCTCCAATATACTCTGATACTCTAGGCTTCTCTTTACCTTTATTATCGGCTTTTCTACACGCGTGATTGTGTTCAATAATCGCGGCAGTAAACTCTTTATTGTTTACATAGTGAACTGAAGCTTTTGTTTGTCTTTTTTCTCTAGTCATACTACTATTATACTTGCATTCGCTGTACTGTCAAGGTGTAATTTCTATATCAGCTGTAGTTTCTATTACAACTCTAGCACCACAAGGTAGTATAGGTTTTTCATTACCACCATATCTAACTGTACTTTCACCTAAGATTTTAACTTCGTGACAATAAGTATTACTACTACCTTCTTTAATTGTTATCACGGGTTCATTCGTACCATGCTTCTTATTAGCTCGGATTTTGTGTTGATTTACATGGATAAATTTTTTTTTACTTTTTTTCATATTTTTACTTGACCGATTCGCAATCTCATGAGAAAATAAGATGTAGTCGGAGAAAAGGATAGTATACTATATAAAGAGATCAATGAATGATGTCATCTTTAGTTGGTAATTCTAATTCTTCGTCTATATCCCATGGATCATATTCATCAAAAACACTTTCAAAATCTCTAGCTAATCTCCGTTCTATCAATTCTTTGAGTGATTCTTTCTGTTCTTTAATTTCTTGAGCTTGTGTTTTGATTTCAATTTTATTGTTATCTCTCATATCTAACCAAGCTGTACAAGCATCATCATAAAAAGATATGTATTGATCTGAAATAGAAGTTCTTGTCAAAATATCATTTGTATCTACTTCTATTGTATTGTCTGTTGTGAAAGGTATCATTGGTCCTAGATGCATTACAACACCAGTACCTCTTAGATTATTCTTTGTCATAATACTCATAGGTAAATGTAACATTAGTTTGTTATCAACTTCACTTACCATTGCAAATATTTCTTTTCCATCATTAAATCTTATGTATTGATATTTAGTATTATTTTCGTTGATCATTTTCTGGTATCCTTACTGAGTGTATTTCATAATCAAATTTTTCGGTACTATAGATATTTATTCTTTCTGAGAAGTGATTTAGTGTATAATTCATGTTTTTCTTCCAAGAAAGATCATCAGCTATATCATACAATTCAACACTTTCTTTATCGTCTGATTTTCTTAAACCACGACCAATAGACTGTAGATTTCGAATTCGTGATTTACTTGGTGAAGCGAAAATGATGTTATGTAATCGTTTGATATTGATACCTGTACTAAATGTACCAAACGAAGCTACAATGATAGCGTCATTTTCTTTTTCTACTATTTCGCGAACTTTCTCTCTATCTACAGCATCTGTACCACCGAATACAAAGAATGTTTTTCTTTTCAATTTCTCTATCTGATCATACAAAGGTCTACCATGTTTTTCAACAAATTGAAATAACACTAATGTATTACCTTTCATGTCTTTTACTAGATTGTTTATAAACTTGTTTCTTGTCTCATTTCTAACTATCCAATCCATTTCTTCTTGATAGTTCATTTTACTCACTAACTTTCTTTCATTATCTGAGTAAGCTAATACTAAACATTTGATTTTCAGATTAGCTAATGTACCTTCAGCCATGAGTTCAGCTGATGTTGTTACAAAGTAAGCTGGTCCAAACATACCTTCTAATTGTAACTTATGTGTCTTTGTTTCTTGTAATGTACCCGTTGTACCTATCTTATACTTCACTTCTGTAAGTGATTCCATAATCTTTGATAGAGACTTAGCAGCGAATAGATGAGCTTCATCTCCGATTACCATACCAAATTCATTACCAAAGTCTTTTGGCATTCTCATCATTGACTGCCATGTAGTAACAACGATCGGTGCATCAGCACCTTTGTCACCACCATATATTTTAGCTATGTCACCTTTGAATCCATAGTCTTGAAAGTCTTTAGTCATTTGTTCTACTAAAGATGTCGTTGGTACTATTACTAGAGCCTTTTTGTTTTTCTTAAGAAAGTTATATCGAATAAGACTGTATATCATCAAAGACTTACCTGAAGCAGTCGGTGATACTAATATACATTTTTGATTATGAGCAGCATATGCTACAGCTTCTTTTTGATAATCTCTGAGTTGAAATGGTATATCTTTTACGATTTCTTCGAATCGTTCTATTGTAAATATGTCTGTATCTTTCTCATAACCTTCAATAGAATAGTTTCTTTCATCACAAAATTCTTTGAGATAATCGTACAATCCTAAGTAGATTTGATTTGTATTAAGATTGAATAAACGAATGTATCCATCCCAAAATCTTTTTCTTACAGCTGGTATAAACTCAGCACCAGGTACTTTGAACTTAAAAAACTCTGAGAGTTCTTTTCGGATTGAGTCTTCTGCTGATACTGTTAGATATACTTCGTCTGATTTGGCTACTATGAGCCTGCCATGAACTTCCGCCATTCTATAATATTCTTTATTGTTTGATGTCTCCAAGTAATTTGTGAGACAATATCTGTTAACACTTCAACTGTTATTCTGAGATATTCAAGTTTATCATTTAAATCTTGTATATCTTTATCAGCACCAGTAAATTTATCGTAATCAGATTTGAGAACTGTCAATCCGTCAAACGGATCATAATCCCAATTCTTTTCTTCGATTTTATCTCTGGTCATTTTACCACCATACCATAACCATTTATCTTTATTGAGTTCTTTCATTTGTCTTTCATAACGAATGACAGCAAGTTTCTTCTCTGATAATAGTTCAGCGTATTTGGCGTGTAGTTTTGGTACTTCTAGTGAAGAAGCGTCAAGTTCGATATCATCTATCTTACAATCACTTTTCCACATCTCTTGGATTTCTTTTAAATTCATAATGTATATAATATATAGTGTACTTTTTAAGTACTAGTTTTTACTGTAAATAAAGTAAATTTCAATGTTAGATCACAAACAGCATATTCGACACCTTGAGCATCAGTTTGGAAATCAATACTTCCAAGACTTACAGGAAAACAATCAGTAAACATGAACTCTAAATTCGCGTTATTAGCTGATGTATTAACAATAACAGTAGCGTCTGAATACATATTTTCAAAACTAGCGTTACTGAATTTACCTGTAGATGTTTTCTTAGCATCTACTAAATTGATGAAATCTTGTGTATTATTTCCTGGTCCTAATGCCATGATCCAATTAAAGATTTCTTGATAGTTTGTCATATCTTCATCAACAACAAACTTAACTGTCAATGGATCGAATGTAATCTTATCACCTGGTAAAGCTGACTGAATAGCTAAAGTAGTTTCATGTATAGCTTCACTCATAGTAACACTTGGTAATGTTACACCTGTACAAAAATATCTAGTCTTAGGTAATTTATTAATCGCTAGATCAAAATTTACAGGACTTAAATAGTTTAAGTTTGTCGGTTGATTACTTGTCCAATTAGCTTTAGCCATATTAGTTCTTTATTCCGAATACATAGTTTTCAGCCGCGTTCTCAGCGTAGAGTTCATTGTGTCCTGGGATTAATTCGTCTTTCTGCCAGACCATATTTTCCCACATTCTGATACCCCATACACCATCTAATTTACCGACTTCCGCTTTTCTGTTTTCATGCATGAATTCGTGATATATCTCATCAAACTCAATCATTCCACCATTATTCATTTTATACTCCTTAATGTATTCTTCTTCAATACCATACCAGTTCCATCTACCGTCAGGTGTTGAAGATTCTTTATTGTTCATGTATATATTTATAACACTTGAAAGATGCATAAGCAAAAAAAGACCCTCTAATGAGGGTCTTTGAAATCGAATCGAAATTTGATTTAGGTCTTACTCGTTCTTATAGAAGGTTTAATACTTCGAATGATCTGTAGTAAGAGTTAGTTGAAGTTGCTGCCAAGCCAGAAGCCGGAGTAGCACCTACGAATGGGTTTGAAACCATACCGTATCGTGTTTTGAATCCGATTTTTGGTTGGAAAGTATCTTCACCAACAGCACGAACCATCTGCAATGGAACATAAGGACAATAGAATACACCAGCGTCAAAAGGATTAGTTCCTCTATAACCGACTGTACAATATCCTTCACCAGCAGTTACGCCAGAAGGTCTTGTAGACACACTTGCGTAATATGGATCGATATACACTTTTAGGCTGCCGTTAAGAACACCAGCGAAAGTGTTTCCAGTGTCATCAACATTTAAGTTTGTTGATAATGCTGGAGTGTAATCTAATACACCAGCCATTGCTAGAGCAGAAGCTACATCAGACGAACAAAGAATAAAGTTACCTTTACCTCTTCGTGTTTGTCTTGCAATAACATTTGCGTTTCTTTCAATGTGGTACATAAGACCTTTGAATTTCTCAACTGACCATCTTCCTGAAGAATCTGTATCTAAGTTGAATTGACCGTCAACAGCTGTTCCTGTTAGGTTTGCTTCTGAAGCAACACCTTCGATTTTAGCTTGGTCATTAACAGTTCTAACAACTTCTCTGTTGATTTCCGCGAGGATTTCACCAGATAGAATGTTAGCTAATTCTGTTTCTGCATCTAAGCCGTGAATAGCTTTGAGGTCTTGTGCGAGTTCGATTGTGTACTCAGCTTTTAGCGCTCTGCTTTTAGCTGTAACTGTAGCTTTTTCAATCGTGAACGACATCTCTGGGATTGTAGAATCAATCTCAGCAGTTGCTGTTGCAACTCCTGTACCAGTTGTGTAACCAGTTTGGATAGCTGTGTTAGCTGAACCAGATGCAAATGGATCTGATCCCGCGTGTGTACCTGTACCAGCGAAGTCTGTATCAGCTTCGTTGAACATGGCTTCTGTTCTATCTACAGCAGTAGTACTGTCAACATATCTAGCTTTCATAGCAAAGATAAGTCCAGTAGGTCCTGTCATAGGTTGAACACCACAGATATCGTAGGCTACCAAGTTTGGCATTGCTCTACGAACTAGAGATATAAGAATTGGATCCCAGTTAGCAGCAGTTGCTGTAACACCACCAGGTGCTCCAGCTACAGTACCAGTACCAGCTCCAAGGGCCTCATTCATGGCTCCTCTTTCTTCTTGTATCGCTCTTTCTTGGTTTTCAAGAATAACGGATGTTACAGCTCTTTTGTAGCTATCTTCAATCTTAGGAAGATCAGCATGCTCAAGGACTGGTGCCCATTTTTCTTGTAAGTTTTCTGACATAAACATTGTTTATAGTCTCCTTATTTAAGTTTACTTGTCTAACGAAGCAAACTTGGTTAAAGCCGCAGTATATTGTGCCATGCCTTCATTAACTGGTTGAGCTACATCGCCCGCTCCAGAAAAATCTGCATCTTCACTAACTACAGCGCTATCGTCTGAGACAGCTTCAACTTTACCAGTTCCGAAATATGATTCTTTAAGAGTAGAAACTTTCTCTACGAATGTTTCTTGGTCTTCGAAATCTACATCTTCTGCTAGTTGTTTTAGCTTCTCAATTTGTGTATCAGCGAGGTCTTTAGACGCTTCGTTGATAATTTTTTCTCTTTGAAGTTCTTCGATATCTTGTTGAGCTGTGATGTTGCTAGCAACTTCTTCGTTCAACTTATCTTCCATCTCATCAAGTCTGTTTGCTAGTTCTTCAACTACATCAAACTTGTCTTCTGGAACTTCAACATAATGTTCTTCAAACAGTTGTTTTAAACCACTAATGAAGTCTTCTGTCAATTCAGATTTTAATCCTCTTTCGATAGCTAACTCATTATCTGATACCCAGCTTTCAGAAACATAGTTTAAGTAAGAATCAACTTTCTCTGTTAAATCATCTTTGATTTCTTCGATTTTTTGTGTTGTTTCTTCTTCTAACTTAGCTTCAACTTCAGTCATTTGTTCTTTGACTTTAGCAGCTACGGCAGCTTCGAAAATAGTTTTAGCTTTCGCTTTGAATTCTTCACTCAAGTCTTCATCAGCAACTAGTGCATTGATGTCGTCTGTCATGTCGATTTCAACTTCTTCTTTTTTGACTTCTTCGTCTTCTTCTTCATCATCCATATCGTCCATTTCTTTCTGATTTTTAGATGATTTAGCTTCTTCAACTGAATCGTCAGCATCTTCTTCTACTTCTTCTTTTTTAGTAAAGAGTTTAGTAATTTCAGATACTTCTAAATCTTTTAATGCTTCTACTACTTTTCTAATAGTAGCGTTACGCGTAAGTGACTCGGCTTTGCCGTCATCGCCATCTTCTTCTGACCATTTTTCTGCAACTTTTGAATACATAGCTTGTAGTTCTTCACCTGACATTTTCTTCATGTGATCTACAGCTGCTTTCATCATTTCAGCTTTAGTCATGTCGCCACCCATTTCTAAAACAGCTTCGTCTTCTGATTCTGTTTCTTCTTGGTTGACAGCTTTACCCTTTTCTACCTTTGTTTCACCATCTGAAACGACTTCCATAGAATCACCAGAAGGAGAAGCGTTAGTTTTTGGAGCTTCTTTAGTAGAATCTCCAGCAGCTTTAGCTAATTCTGATGCTTTCTTTTCAGCGTCTTTGTCTGATCCAACATCGGAAGGGCTCACATCAGCACCACCCTTAGGTAACTTTGCAGCTTCCTCGGACATTACTTCTGTTATTGTGTTTTCTAAACTTGACATTAGAATACTCCCTTTAAAAATATATTTTTAAACTTTAAATAGTATTTATATATTATAAATTTTTCAGAAAGTCATTAAATACATTTAATTTAACTTCCTGTAACTTTTGTGTTCTAGCTCTGGCTATTGAATGTTTATATTCTTCAATTTTCTGAGCCTTAATCACTCCATTATCCCAAATCCACTCAACACCTTCCATGACACCATCTACGAAAGCGTCTGGAGCTGACGGATCAGCGACTATATCAGCAGCGGTTGCCAACTGAAAATCTGATTGAACCATTTGAACTCCGCCCTTAGCGTTTGAAGCTTTTAATGATCCCATACCTCTACTAGAAACACCAAGTCTAGCACCATCATCAAGAAGGTTTTTGACTATGTTACCCATAGGAGTACTTAAAATTTTAGCTTTTCCAACGAAATTATTTCCGTCTTCATATAAATCTGTTATTAGATGAGATGTTCTCTCTAAATTAATTGTTGGTCCTTCAGGATGTCCTAATTCACCATAGGCTCTGTTATTATCAATATACTCTTTAGTATATCTCTTAACTTCTTTCTGCATTACCTCTTTTGGGTATACACGACCATTTTTGTTTTTAACTTCTGTCTGAAGCATAACACCTTCGATATAGGCATTCTTTTTACCTGTCTTAGAATCTACTTCGACTAGATAATTTACATCATCGGACCATTGTTCTGATATTAATTTCATTTTTACCTCTTA